GACTTCAGCAGGGCGGACCTCAACGGGGCGGACCTCAGCGGGGCGAACGTCAGCGGGGCGAAACTGAGCGGGGCGGACTTCAGATGGGCGAACCTCAACGGGGCGAACCTCAGCGGGGCGAACCTCAGCGGGGCGAACCTGCTCCTAATCGGCCAGGACATCCGTGGGTATTTGTTTTTGGCGACTGTCGAGGTCGAGGATGGCTGCGTCACGCTCCAGGCCGGTTGCCGCCGGTTTGTCGGCCTTACGACGGCGCGGGCACATTGGGAGGCGCGTCACCTGGACAATCCCGTGCTGCACGCCGATTGTCTCAGCCTATTGCAACGGTGCGAAACAATGGCGACGGTGCGTGGCTGGCGGTTGGAGCCGGACAGCCCGGCAGAGGAGGAATGATGTATACAATATCCGAGTTGACCTACATCGCCGACAACATTGCCCACGCACCCGGCGCAAGCATCTATGATGATGTGATGTCCGCTATGTGCCAGGTGCGTGACCAGGCATTACAGGACAGCGCGTTACTGGAGCAACGCATTGCCGGACTGGAGGCCGACCGGGACGCCCTGCGCGCTCAATTGATCAACGCCAACTATGATGTTACTGCGCTAGAGATGCGGCGCGGCGAACTGGATGATGAGACGGAGACCTTGCGCGCTCAGCTCACCGAGGCGCACGCGGGGCAGTGGCAGCCGGTGGAGAATGGCTCTTATCCTACGGATGACCCGGATGAGGACATTACAGTAGTAGATGATTCGTTGCAGGTCTACGGCACGGACGAAGTCGGCGAAGGCGCTTATGCCATCGTTATTCTACCCACCAACCTGCGCCTGTGCCGTCGCGTCCCGGCGCAGGTCGCAGGACCCGGGCCAACCACTTCGGGTTAACCACATGCTATCGTCGCATTGCCCCGGCCAGCCATCTGCGCCGGGGCTTTGCTTTGTCCACCTTGACGCCGCCGCCCGCCGGTGCTATGCTCATGCCAATAGTATTCATTTATAGCTATCATGGAATGAGCAACGCCGATGCCAACCTTAGCCTCGCTCCAACCTGACAACCGTTGGCGCATTGCAATCCTCAAGCCGGAGGTCGGCCTGGTCGCCGCCAATGCGGAAGTATCGGCCATCATCACGACCGGCCTGGTAGTGGACCTCATTCAAGGCGCATTGACACCTGCCGAGGTGAGCGCCCGCCTAGAGACAACGACCGCGAATGTGCTGTTCGTCATCAGTCACGGGTTTGAGCGCGGCATCCTGCTCAGTCGTCACATTTCGACCGAACCGATAGCGGAGCTTCATGACGATGGCCTGTTCGACTTGACCGATCTCCCTGCCGCCACGCGTGACAAATTCGACCTCATCATCCTAAATACATGTAGCTCTGACACTGCCGCGCGCAACCTGCAAAATGTCATGCGCGCGGGCATCATTTGCACGACACTGGCCGTCGATGACGCCGAAGCCGCCGCGTTCGGCGGGCGGTTTGCGCGCTATCTGGCCCAGACCAATGATCCGGAATGGGCCTATGCGATGGCCCGGCCCGGCAACAATGACCAGTATTTTTACGCGGCTGCGATTCCGCAGGCGAAACCCATGTCCGATTTTTTAGCGGGTCGCCTGACTATCCTAGAGACACCGGCACTGTGAGTGATGCCGTGCAAATGCCCCCCAACAATGAAGGAATCTACCGGCTGCTTATGGAGATCAACGACCGGGTAGCCGGAGTAGAGAGTGCGCAGAAGTTTCTCGTGGAGAATTTGGCAAAATTAAGCAAGGATTTTGAGACTTACAAATCGTGGACCCAGCGCCTCCTCTATGCTGTCGTGCTGCTGTTGACATTAGGTGCAGCGATTTTGCTGGCCTTGATTTTTGCCGGGAGGATTTGACTATGCGGAATGAGCCGGTCGTAACCGCCAACGGGATCGTCGCGCTGGTCACGGCGCTGTTGGTGCTAAGCGTGTCGTTTGGCCTGTCATTAACCGACGAGCAGCGCGCCGCTATTATCGGTGTTGTGGTGATCGTTGCACCTCTTGCCTCGGCATGGTGGATTCGGCGGCAGGTGACGCCACTTAGCGCACCGCGCGATGAGGACGGTGCACCGTTGACGCGGATGGACAATTCGCCGACCATCAAGGCGCGTCGCCTGGCGCAGGTAAAATGACCGATAATCGGCCTCGCCTGGCCTGGCTTGCCGACGGCGACGAGCTGCGCCAAGCCGCGGGCGTGTGGTGGCTATGGCGTAGCGTGCTTTGCGGAGCGTTCGTGGTGGCCGGTGTGGTGAGTTTGCTGCTGCACGACCGTACCTCGGCGTTGGTGTGGTTGCTTTTTGCGGTGGTGGTTAAGCCGGGATAGGTGGCGGGCGTGGCGAAACGGATTGAACGCCGATACTCGGATGAGTTTCGCGCACAAGCCGTGGCGACGGTGCGGGCGGAGGGTTGGCCGGACCAGGTCGGTGTTGTGCCGCGGGTTTCCGAGCAACTTGGCATTCCAAAACGCTCGCTATATCGTTGGTTGCGTGGCGATAGCAATCCGCCGCCCGCCAATCTTGTCACGGAAAAAGAAGAGGAGCTTTCGGAGTTGTTTGAGCGCGAAATTCGAGCCGCGTTCGAGGCTGCCGGCGTCAAGCGGGAGGAGGCGAAGTATCGCGACCTCATGATCGGCATCGGGATCGCCACCGAAAAATTACAGCTCCTGCGTGGCGAGCCGACCGAGCGTCTCAGCTTCGCACTGACACCGGATGACATCGTGCGGTCTCAACAACGGATTGACGAGTGGAAACAGCAACGGCAATTGACCCGCAAACCGAACTTAAACGGGAGTTCCTAGCCTGCTGCGACGACGTTGGATACTGGATCGACCACTACATCCAGATATACAATGCGACGGACAAACGGTGGGTTCCATTCGACCTCTGGCCCGCGCAGGACGAAACGCTAACGCTCCTCCAGGATCATCGGCTATCTGTGGTCCTGAAGGCGCGGCAACTGGGCTTGTCGTGGCTGGCGCTGGCGTACTATCTGCACCGGATACTGTTTCGACCGGCCTACACATTGCTCATCTTTTCACAGCGTGAGACCGAGGCCATCGACCTGTTGGATTTCCGGCTCAAGGGGATGTACGAACGGCTCCCCCGTTGGATGCAACCCGGCAAGGCAACGGTCGATGGAAAACTCGACTGGCAACTCCCCAACGGCAGCGCGGCAAAGGCTTTCTCGACCACCGGCGGGCGTAGCTACACGGCGTCCGGCGTGCTGGTGGACGAGGCCGACTTCATCCCGGACCTGGACCGCCTGCTCAACGCGGTCAAGCCGACCACCGATGCAGGCGGCCAACTCATGCTCATCAGTACGGTGGATAAGAGCAACCCGGCAAGTCCGTTCAAGCAAATATACCGCGGCGCAGTCTCTGGTGAGACAGACTGGTTGCCCATCTTCCTACCGTGGTCCGCCCGGCCTGGCCGCGATGCCGTATGGTACGAGGCGCAGCGCACCGACATCGTGGCCCGAACAGGCGCGGAGGACGATCTCCATCAGGAGTATCCGGCCACCGACACCGAGGCGTTGTCGCCTCGGTCGCTCGACAAGCGCATTCCGGCGGTTTGGATCGAAGAGTGCTACCAGCCACGCAAGCCGTTGACGCGTCACGATGGCCCCGCGCTGCCCGGTCTGGAGGTCTATCGGGCCCCGGAGGCGGCCCGATTGTACGTCATCGGCGGCGACCCGGCGGAGGGTAATCCCACCTCGGACCCCTCGGCGGCGACGTTGTTGGATATGTATAGCGGCGAGGAGTGCGCTTGCCTCACCGGGCGCATCGAACCGGCGACTTTTGCGAGCTACCTGGACCTACTTGGCATCTGGTACAACAAGGCGCAGGTGATGGTGGAGCGCAACAATCACGGCCATTCCGTGCTACAATGGTTCAAGGAGCACAGCAGATTGCGCCTGCTAGACGGCTACGACGACAAGGCGGGCTGGCTCAACAACAGTCTTGGCAAGAGCAAGTTGTACGATGAGGGGGCCAAGATGTTTCGCGACCGGGCAACGATCTTGCACAGCGCGGAGACCTACTACCAGTTGGCGAGCATCGAGGGGGCTACGTTGCTGGCTCCGTCCGGCGAGCACGACGACCGGGCAGACAGCTACGTGTTAGCGCATGTGGGCCGGCAGCACAAGCCTAGCGCGCCCGCAAAGGTGCAAACGCCGCGGGTGCTGAGATGATGTTGCGTTTCCAACTGACCATCATTGTTTCGTTTGGACTGGCTATGGCGATCATTGCGGTGGTTGGAATGAACTACACGAATCCCATCGCGTGGCTCCTTGGAACGCATTTCCTGTTTGATATTGTCTGGCTTTGGTCGAGGTTGTAATAACTGATGCGCGTGCGTGCGGGGGGTGTTGAGCACATGAAAGAGGGTAGCTGTCCGCATACGCTAGTGATGCTGATACTACTCGCGCTCTATCTGGTTGCAGTCGTCTGGTACGGATACGGGGGATGGGAGTGGTTCCCGCTACTGATAGGTAAGCTAAACCGATGACCTACAACGAAGACGACATCCAGGAGATGGTGCAGGATATCAAGACCAAGCGCGCCGACTGGGAAGTAAACGCCGAGGCGGTGGAGAAGATGTGGGCGTTGCAGCCGTTCGAGGAGGCTCAGCAAACGTACCTACAGCAGGACGGCATCGAGGCATTTGCTACCGCCGACCCCTACAACATCATCCAACTGTTTCAGCGGTTCGTGGCCGGGGAGCCGCGCATCGAGATACCCTACCTCACGGCCGAGAAAGCCGACGAAAAACGCAGCGGCAAAATTGAAGCCTGGCTGATGGCGTACTGGGCGCAGATGCGGAGACAGAACAGTCGCAATCCCGTCCAAGATGCAGCCTGGCACACCGGCGTGCGCGGGCGTGGCGCGATTGACGTGCAGTGGGTCGGTTTTGACCTGCCCGGCATCGCTCGAGAGGAAGGCCGCGCCCCGATTGAGACGCGTATCCTCGACCCACTCAACACCGGATTTTGTTACGGACCGTTCGGCCTGGACTACGCGTATCACAATTACAAGGCGACGCGGTCTTATATCGAGACGGTGTACCCCGACTACGAATTTGCCGGGCCGTCGGACACGAAGCGGCGCAGCGCCAAACAGTACGATGTTGTCTCCATGTGGATTGCCGAACCAGACCGTATCCTCCACTGTGTTACCGTTGATAAGAATTTCGCCAAGCGGCCCACCAAGACCAAGTACCGCATCATCCCCATGGTCGAGTGGATGGGCGACGGCGCTCCCATCGACGACGAGGCGGCGCGCAGTCTGTCTCTGCTGCATCCCATCAACGGCTTGTGGCAGGCCAAGAGCAGGATTATCTCCAACATGGCGACCGGCATGACCTATTATTTCAACCCGATCCTGATGCTCAAAAATCCAAAGGACGAGCCGTGGAAAGGCGATATTGAGGTGCGGCCCGGCGGCAAATTTGAGATGACTGGGGACCAGGACGCCACGTTTTTGCGGCCCGATCCCAACGTGCCGATGGCGACGACTCTCCTTAACGTCATCGACGCGCAGATACAGCAGGCGACCTTCCCGTCCGTGATGTACGGTGAAGAAGGCGGGGCCAGCAGCGGCTACGCCATCAACCAACTGGCGAGCAGCGCGCGCGGGCGGATCAATACCTGCCGAATGAATCTGGAGTCCTCCTTCGAGCGCGTCAATCAGATTATTCTCATGCTGGTGGAGGTCTTCGGCGGCGACGAGGGCGTTACGCTCATGGTGTCTGGGCGCGAGCCGGGCGAGCGGGGCGCGCCGTTGACTCTGAGCAAGAAGGACATCCAGGGCAACTACGCCAATGAGGTGCGGTTGGTCCCGGAGATTCCTACCGACGAGACGCAGCGGCTGGTCACCTGGGACACATTGGTGGAGCATGGTCGCGTGAGTAATCAATTTTACCGGGACAGGATCATCAACGTGCCGGTCCCGCGCGACGAGGAACTCCGTATCTCGTTGGAGCAAGCGGTCAAGAGTAGCCCAGAGTTGCAGCAAAAAATGTGGCTTGCGGCCATCCGGCAGAGTTTTAAGGAAGGCGACGAGTGGCGGCGTCTGATTGCCGGTACCCCTTACGAGCAACTCAACCAGGCGGAGGAGGCCTGGGTCGAGCAGGAGAAGCAGCGCAAAGAAGCGGAACGACTGGCGAAAGCTCAGGCCAAGGAGCAGGAGCAGCAACAGGCGAAAGAACAGGCGGCGATGGACGAATATCTCCGCACGGGCCAACCGCCGGAGGGATGGCACGCGATGCCGGACGGCTCGATCATGCGGGACAGCGACATGCAAGAGACGGGCAATGGCCTGCCACCGCTGATGCCGCCCGGTCCGCCGATGGACTTGGGGGCCTCACCCGGTGAATCGCCCATGGCGGGCGCACCCAGGGGGTTCCCGCCGCCATCGCCCGGTATGCCGCCTGCCATGCCCGGCGCATTACCTCCTGAGCAAACGGGTATGTTGGGGGGTGGTCTACCTCTTGGCCTGCCCCCTGGTATGGGGCCGGGTCCAAGTCCGCAAGGCCCGCCACTGCAAGGCCCATTACCGGGGCCGCCCGGCGTGCCGCCTGAAATGGGTTCCGGAGGGATCCCCGGCCTGACGCCTGAGATGATGGGTGTACCGCCGGAGGGGGGACCACCGGGCATGTACCAGGCGATGCAGGGTGCGCCATTGACGGAGGAGGAGATTGCGCGGCGCTTGCTGGGGGCCATCCAAAACGGGCCACCGCCACCGCAGAGATAATGTGGAGGGAACAACATGGCACAAGCGTATAGTTTCATGGCGACACCGCCAAAGGCGAAGAATACCCTGACGGGCGACCCATCAACGGGGACGGTGAGCTACCCCGGCAGTCAGCCGAAGACGGGGACAGGGACTACTTTCCCCACACGGCCTTCCGCGCCCACCAATCAACTGTCGGTTGGCAGTCAGTGGAGCCTACCGGCGTGGAACGGACAGATACCCTCCACCGTACCATCGCGCAATACGGCAGATGTCAGCAATCCGGGGTCGCCAAGTCGAGTTCCGAATTGGTCCTCACAGTTCAACACTGACCAACTGTATAACCCGGCCTCGTTCAACGAGCCGAACTCACCCTACTCGCGAATGTTGGAGAATAGCCTACCCGTTTCCCAGTTCCTTCAGAACGCCAACCAGTACCAGAGTGACTTTGACGAGGCGCAGCGCCGTTGGAATCTGGAGCAAGGTTGGAATCAGTCTACCGACCAATTCAATATGGGCTTGGCGGGCAGGCAGCAAATGAGTGCTGAGGAGCAGGCGCGCCTGGCGGCGGAGCAATGGAACCAACAGTTTGGTTGGACGCAACAGACAGACCAGTGGGGCAGAGAACTAGGGCAGGGTCAGTTGGCGAACGCCGTACAGGAGACCGCCAACACGGGGGCCTATCAGACGGGCATCTTAGCGAATACGGCGCAGGAAAATCGTAACACTGCGGCCTACCAGCAGGGTCAGTTAAAAAACCAAGCGCAGGCGAATGCCATTGACCAGGCGTACAAATCGGGACAAATTTCGTTGGGACAGCGGCAGGCGGCCCTAGCGGAACTCACGCAGCGGCAGGACTACTCGATCCAACAGGGGCAACTCGGCGTACAACAACAGGCGAATGCCATTGACCAGGCGTACAAGTCCGGCCAGATCAGCAACGAGCAGCGCAACCTAGCGTTGCAGGAGTTGACGCAGCGCCAGACCTACGGCTTACAGCGGCAGTCAATGGCCGAACAGGTGCGAGCCACACAAGCGGCGGAGGCCATGCGGCAGCAGGAGATCAACCAGCAGATGCAGATTGCGGCGATGCAGGCCTACGGGCGGAGCACCGCACCTCAGGCGCAATGGGCAAGGAGTTGGGCATGACCAATTTCTTTGCGGGAATCAAGCTGACCGAGACGGATTGGGATCGTCTCCGACTGCCAAATGGCATCCCGCTTGTGGATTCTCTCGGCAACCAATGGCTTTTGAGCGTGACCGAAGATGAGGATTTAGGGTTATTCTGTCAGGAGGTAGTCCATGCCCAAGAAGAAAGCGCCTGCCAAGAAGAAAATCACGGGTAAGAACTGGATCGCTGGGGCCGTTAAGCCGGAGAACAAGGGTGCGCTGCACAGGGCGCTTGGCGTGCCGGAAGGCGTGAAGATTCCCGCGACCAAACTCAAGGCGGCGGCGTCCAAACCGGGGAAGGTCGGGATGCAGGCGCGCCTGGCACAGACATTGAAAGCAATGCCCAAGCGGAAGGCGAAGCGGAAGAAGGACAAGTAAATGGCGTCGGGTTGGGGTGGTCTCAACGCAATCATTGAAGAGGCGCGGCAAAGGCGTGAGGAAGAAGCCGCGGCGGAGGAGCGTCGGCGGGCGTTAGAAGAACAGCGCGCGCGGGATCAATCCGCCTGGCTGCCGCCTTCCTGGTCGCCGTCCCCGCTGCCCCCGCGTGAGGGGGGGCTGTCATTGAAGCCTGCCCGCGTCGGTATGGACGACCTAGCCCTGGACCGCGTGGACACCGGCGCGCCGTCGCTCTATGCCTCAGACGTTTCGGAACCCACTGTCACAGCACCCCGCACGCCTTTGACCATCCAACCACAGGCGTTGTCCCCGGAGCTACAGCAGCCTGCCGGTAGGCGCACCATTCCCAGCGGATGGGGTGGCCTTAGCGGGCTAGGGGGCATCACGCCGCCTGAGCCTGTGATAGGGCAATCGCAACAAGAACCCACTGTGCCTAGCGGGTGGGGTGGCGTCTCAGGGTTGAGCCGGGCCACCACTTTGACCCCGCCGGGACCGGAGACGTGGGCAGGCACCCCACAACTGATTCAACCTTGGCAGCCGCCGGACTGGTTGGCACAGGGCGCAGCCGCGGTAGGACGTGGGGTGCAGGCGTTAGGCGCGGGAGCGCAAGCCATCGGGACGAGCGACGTTCGTCTACCCGGCGATCTCCGAGAGGGTTTTTCGGCAACCCAATCGTTCTTGAACCAACCCGCCGCTCAATACTGGCAGGAGGCGTTTCGTCGCGACCTTACGCGGGCAGGGGAGACGCCGGGCGTCATCCCCAACGTGCAGCGGGTGACCAAAGCACCGGACTGGGTGCAAGAGGTTGGACAGAGCATAGGCCTATCTCCCCAGCAAGTCGACATCGGCTGGAAGATGCTCGTGCCGGAAGCGGCGGTGTGGGGTGTGATGTCTTCCAGTCCAGGCAAGACGGCAGGCGCTTACGCGATGACGGGGGTGAACTGGGTTTTTGACCAGGCCCGCACCCTCGCCTCGACGCCCGCCGATGAGCTGGCGCAAATCGTCGCGGGCGTGCCCGGCACGCCCGGCACGCCCGGCACGATGTTACCGCCTGCCACGGGATTGCTGGCGATGGGGCGCGGGGTGGGGGGAGATTTGAGCAAGGCGACCGGCGCAATCGCTCAGGGCATGTCACTGCTCGCGCAGCCGGACGGGGCCATGCCTGCCCTGCTCATGTTGTTAGGTGGAGCAGCCTACGGGACTGGCTTGTTTAATCCGAGAATCCAGAAGATTAACTTCGACCGGGAGATGTCGGGATACCGGGCCGTAATGGATTGGTTAAATGGGCTTCCGTCTGCCGAACGGGAGACGGCGGGCCTAGCGATGGCGAACATGATTAGCGGGCCCAATGCGGTGCGCCAAACCGCTGAGGCGTTGATCTCCAAACCGCAAATCCTTGTCGATCTAAACGCGCAAGCGGCAGCTATTCAGGACGGCACCGCTTTTCGCTATCAAACGGACGCCGAGTACGAAGCCGCGATTGACGCGCGCAGGCGCGAAACCGGGCAGGAAGCGCGGATTGTTGCCGAGGGAAGAACCGGCGTTGGTCCCTCACTGCCCTCCTTGGCCCCGTCGTCCGACGCTCTGCTCAACGAACTCGTCCAAGAAAGATTCGACTTTAACCACCGCGAGTTGGCGCTGGCGCAGAAAGGGGCGGAGATCGAACGACTGGAAAAGCTCATGCCGGCCGACATTGTAGAGCAGTATATGGACCCCATTTCCGAGATTTTGTACGGCGTCATCGTGGACCCCTGGAATCTAAAAATTCCCGGCTTCCTCTCCAAGTATTCACCAACGGTGGCGAAGATCATGGGCGAGGCCGATGAACTATTTAGCGCAGGACCAAGGCAGGCGGTGCAAAACATAGAGCAAGCCCAACAGGCGACGGGGCCGGTCATGGAAGCACTCCGGCAGGGCTTGGTACCGGAAGGGGACAAGCTGGTCAAGTGGAATCCCTACACATGGTGGCGGCGCACACCCTGGAGTAAGGCCAACTTAGACGCTAACTGGTTGACCGACCTGTCGAGCTTCCTTTTTAAGGATGTGACCTACAAGGAAGACGCCCGCACGATTTTGCACGCGCTCAACAACAACCCGGAACTGCTCATTGCGGGAATCGCGGTGCGCTCGCCCACCGCCATGGAAGGTATAGTGAGAATCCCGCCAAGCGTAATCGGCAATCGGGAAGTCGCCCAGCGTTTGCCCATTCTATCCATGTTACCGGAAAACTGGGTAGAAGGCCTGGTCTCGTTACAGGGCGAAGGGGTCTTTATCCCGAAACAATTGCAAGCGGAAGTGGACACGCTCTTTTATGAAGGAGCGAAAAGGTTCCACGGGCTGGGACTGTTGGTGGGTGCGCCGGTCGGCACGGTGGACGTGCGTCTGCGGCGTCTGCCGGACGGGACCGGCATCGTGGAGTACGTTGACGAGGCGGGCACGGTCATCAGTGGCACGGAACCCATGCCCTTTGCCGACGCCGATCTGCAAGTGACTCGCCTACGCGCAGCAGCCAAACAGGACAAAACTCTGTTTCAGCAGATAGGCAGCTTGCCGCGACGAATCGCCTGGTTTCAGCGGGCGGTGATGTCCGACAACTTTTTGGCGCTCTCGATACGCAACATCATTCGCAACTCAGAATCGGCTGTCGCCCAGGCGTTTGGCGTCGATGCCTATAGTTGGCTATCCAGTGACGAAATTGTCAGGGAATGGGCGAAAGACTTTGGCGGTCTCGCACCGGGTGAACGCGGACTAGCGATGCAGACGGATTACGTGCGCGGGGCGGCGGGGGGACTTAACCAACCGAGCAGCGGTCTCTATGATGCAATCGCTCAGTTTATCACCAAGAACCCCGACAATCCCGTCAGTCGTTTTATGCGCGGGGCCTACAACCTATCCTACGGCAAGGCCGAAGTGCCGCTTGGCAAGGGGCGCAGCTATGGTGTCAGCGAGGAAGTCAACCGCTTCAAGGTCAGCTTTGAGGCTTATCGCAAAAGCAAGCGCGCGTCTCTACTCAGCGACGGCGACCAACTTGTAGCTGACCTGGCGGCGCTGCCCAATGCGCCGCCGCCCGAATGGTTGCGAGGGCTGTATAACATTTACGTCGAATACGGGCAAAAGGGGACCAAGCAAGAATTATTCAACGCCCTGCGCGATTATGTAAATGGCGATGCCTCCAAGGTCGTCACCTTGAAGGCGATGGGCATTGAACCCGGCATCATAACGAACGAGGGTTGGGAGCAACTACACGATATATTTGCCCGTATCGACTCCCTTAGCGATGACGAGTATCGTCAGGCAATTGACATACTCTTTGAGGGTGAGAACAGTTCCTCGTGGCGGTCACTGACGGACTACCCGCCGCAGCGCGGCGTCTATGAGTGGTCTGATGTGGTGAACCCGACGGAACGGGGCGTACTGCACGGTAGTTTGATACAGTCAGCGCAGTTGGCCGGAATCGACGCCGCGCAGGCTCAGGCTCAGGCGGATCGCGTGATTGAAGCCATTATTCAGGGTGAGCGCGCAGGCTCATCGGCGTTTATCCAAGAGCTTTCCGACTTGTTACCGCAGGCTACGCCAGAACAGGCGCGCCAATTGTGGGGCGCTGCGATGGATTTTGCCTACGACGACTATCTAGCGCGGGGCGTGGCGCGCACGGTTTCCGATACCGCAGCCAATCGTGCGCTCGAATTGAATACGTCCGCAGGTTGGATCGATAAATTCAACCGAACGGCCCTGGCCTGGGAGGAATACGGGACGGGTTTGGCGCAGCGCGGGGATGAGTACCGACAGACGCTACTCGGTATTATGAACGGCCAGGCCTACAGTCCGAAGGAAAGTCCCTGGGATGCCGTGCGGCGATGGGTGACGTATGATCCCGTTGAGTTGGAAATCGCGCGCAGCATCCCGCTGGGCAAAGCGAGCCTGGAAGCTAAAGCGGAATGGGACCGTGTGATCCAGGCGAACCGCGCGGCGGTAGACCACAGCGTGGCGTACCTGTTCGACGCTTTCCGCCGTTATCCCACCCTGGCTAGTTTTGATATTCTCAACCAGGCGTTACGGGAGGTGGCGGAGGTTGGCGGGGTGGCCAATGCGTGGGTCAGCGCGCGCCGGGCGGAGGCATTTGCCGGTACGTTAGACTGGACGAGATTCTATCAGGTACGTAACCAGGCCTGGACTCAAATGGTGGATGACCAGGTAGCGTTAAACCAGGCCTATGCGCGGTCCATCGTGGCGTTGGCCGTCACGGAGCAGGCGGGCGACACGATCAAATGGACCGACAGCGGTTTTATGGGCGGCGAGTTCCAGTTGCGGTTCCCGAACCCGGACGGGACGTGGACCGCCAAGCGTCTGTCGGATGGGCAGGACATGACGTTTGCTGCGCCTGGCAGTGGGACCGCCATGCCGGAAGTGCCACAGAATGTGTACGACGCCTATCTGCAAGTCGCCAAAGGCGAGCAGCAGGTAGACCAGGTGATGGAGGACGTAGCGCGCACGGTGGGGCCGGTGGAGAAATATGCGCCGCCTGCCGCGCCCCAGGTTATGCCGGGCAGTTTGGAAGCGCCAAAAACTACACCGCTTGTAGCGAAAACCGGGGAGGTGACGGCGGCACTACCCGCGACGTCCGCCACCGCGCCAACCGCACAGCCCCTGCTGCGTGGAAATATCCCGCTAGACCTTTACGACCGACTCAGGGAGCTTGACTATCCTGGAGCCTGGATCGCGGCAATGACGCCGGAGCAGGCACTAAAGGCATCTTTGTTGTTGGAGACGCCTTTATCTGTACCGACAGATATTATACCGGAGGCATATCCCATCGCAGCCGATGTAGTATCGCATCAGTTATGGCCCTGGCTACGTGGTTTGGGCTATACCCCGGAACAAATCGCTTCGCTTACACCGACAGAGGCATGGGACCTGATTCGTACACGGCGAGCCGAAATTCCAGCTTTATCACGTGTCGAAGATATAGGTCGCATACCGTTGGCTGAACTGGAAGGTACGGCTCCGCTCCAAAGGACCGCGGCTGAGCCTGTAGCCGTCTCACCGTCTCGGGTAGACCCCGCATGGACGAAGAAGGAGTTGGTGGCTGAGTACGGGGACACGCTACGCGCGCAGGCAGAGGCCACGCGGGTAGTTGAGGAGGCTATTCCCGGAGTACCGGCAGGGGGCGTTCAGGGGGCCGCGGCCAAAGAGCCGTGGCAACTGACGCCGGAAGAGTTGGCTCGGGTTGATTGGGAAACGTCGGGGAGCGGCAGCCGTACACCCAAGCGCGCTTTTGAGTTGAGACGAAACAAGGGGTCCGATGCGGATGATTGGGAATCTCTTTACGATTTTGTCACCAATCATGATCAATACGACGTAGATGAGGTTTTGGGCAAGAACTACGATCCCAAGCAGTACGCCGAGGGCCGCGCGATTCTGAACAAGGCCAAACGAAATCAACCGATCACTGTTTACCGGACAGCGGAATCGGAATTTGATAATGGGATTTTGCCTGGTGCGTACGTCAGCGAATCTAAAAGCTACGCGCTGGCGCACTCTGAACATGTTGGGATGGCAAAGCCTAAACTCTTTTCCGTTCAGGTTTACCCTGATGAACTGCTTACCTTTGGCGACGCCCATGAGTATCTCTATATCCCCCGCGACCCGGAGATAGCCCAACAGCGCCTCGTGGCATGGGCAGAGGCCACGCGGGTGGTTGAGGAGGCTCCCCTAGATACGTTGACATTTAAGCAAGTATATGGAGAGGATTCTCCCTACTCGTCCACTGTCCTGAGAATCATCCAGGAGGAAGTCGATAAGACAGTCGAGCGACGCGGGCTACGCGCCAACGCCCCGCAGGTTTCGGACATCAGAAAAAGACTGATAGACGACCTATACGACAACAAAAAACCGGTTGTGTGGAATCGTATCAGGAAAGAGTTGGCGCGCGAGGAGGCGGTCAGAGAAGCCCGCTTGACCGTAACTCCCGGCGCTTTTATGCCGGACGATGAGAAGTTATTGGCGCGGGCGGGGCCGCCCGCGCAGGTAGACCCGACCACGCTGACCAAGAAGGCCATGCTGGACCAGTACGGCGACACTCTCCGCGCCGAGGGGCTGACCGACGCGCAGATGGGTCGTATGTCCAAGCGCGAGTTGGCGGACAGGATCAACGCGCCGAAGGTAGACCGGGCGCAGGCCGTCAAGACTGGGCTGCGCGGTGGCGGTCCCATGACGCAGGCCGAAGCAAAGGACGTTGCCAACCAGATTGCTCAGGAATGGGACCGGGTAGCGGTCGGTGAACATGGACTCGCGGGCATTGATGGCATGGTGCTGGGCTATAAACGCGGCGGCGCGTTCAATATGAACCTGAACCGCGGCGAAGTGACCAAGTTCCGTGACTTATACGGCAACACCATTGCAGGCCGACAGATCAACGATATCAACGACGTGGCGGCTCTACTCAGCGAGTATGATCGGGCTAAATCCGTCGCACGTGAGGCAAGGGTGACAGACGCCCAGGCCGCACTATTCGAGACGATGACCGGGCCTGAGATCGTGGACGCAGTGGCGGACGATTTGCGGATGGGCGGCTTCGATGACGCCCAACTGGAGGCTCTCCGTCAACGTCCTCGCAAAGAGATCGTGGATTACCTGGCTAACTTCTATTACCCGGACGAGACTGGTCCCGTCTGGCGAACCTACGACTTCAAGGTTCCTTCCTTCCTGGACATGGACCCCAACGACGATCGCAGTCTGTACGAAATGTTACTCGACAACCTGTTCCGCAGCCGGAAGTCAGGCGGGCTGAAAGCGGATGAGGCGGGGGACGTGACGCGTGGTCTGATCCGTGACAAGGAAGCAGCCCGCACAATTCTGCTCAACGAACTGCCTAACATTCGCCGCGGGAACATTGAAAACACGCTGACCCCGGCGCAACGACTGCGCGTTTGGGATTTGGTGCGCCGTTATGCTACCCAACGCTATGATGAAACGTTGGGTAAAGCGAAGTACGTAGCCAACCGGGTGGGCGAATGGGTCATGCTCGACATGAGAACGGGCAACCGTTTCATCGACCAGGGTTTGCGGCTATTCGTGCCCTTCCATTACTTTGTCTCACGGATGCCGTCGCGTCTGGCAATGTTGGCGATCAACAACCCGGCCATGCTCAACATTTACTACGAAACTCAACGACCGATTGACCGCTATCACCGGCAGAACGAAATGCCAGTTCGCTTCAAAGGGAAAATTCCCACCGGCATCAAGACACCAATGGGAGAGCTTTTTATCGACAACCCGTTTGCCAGCATTCTGCCCTACGGCACCTATGTGAACCCCAATCCGTACCTCTCGCCGGAAGATGCGGCGGGGCCGGTAGAGCGCAAGCTAAACAGCGTGACGCAATGGAACCCGTCCGGGTTTATGCCCCTCGTTCAGTTTGGCATTGCCGCTGGGCTTGACGCCTACGAACCGCTACCGAACGGGAAAAAGCGAACCGATGAGTTTGAATTGGGGGACAATATTCCCCTGTATCGCATACTAGGCTACGGGATACAGGCGGCGACGGGAAACGTTGCGCCGGGCGCAACCAAGGGACTCTTGCGGTCAGGCGATCAGTATGATGTCAATCGGGCGAATCGGACGGCGGCCAGCCTGGGGACGGAACGTAACATATTCTCCGTCGTCGTTCAGTACGCCCAGCAGATCATCACCAATCGCTACAACCGCGACCCGGAGATGACCAACGTAGACGAGCGGTACTACGCCGACGCAAGGGCGCTGGCGGAAGAAAGTATTCGCGTCGCGGGCCTAGAGCGCCTATTGTCGACCGGGGCTTCTTTGGCTACCAGTCTGCCGATTTATGCGTATCCGCCGGGCGAGGAGCAAAATCGCGCGGCAGGTCGCCAGTATTGGGGGCTTGGCTACGACATGAACGGAAACCGCCTGGGCGGGCGGACGGCGCAGCGGCAATTCATGGAACAGAACCCAGGCTTGGAGGGCGCTTGGTCGGCGGGGGATGTCGCACCGGGTTTAACCGCAACCCTAAATGCGACCTATGATGAACGGTCCCGTCAGTATGAACTACGCAAGGAGGCGGAGCAAGCGGCGGTCAACCAACTGCGCGACCGCAATCCCAACGCGCCGATCCGTGAGATCACTGCGGCGAAGAATGAAGCGACCGCCACCTATGATCAGCGCATTGACGAGTTGACGGGACAGATCAATGACATCAAAAAACGGCAAGGCGCGGTCGAGCCACCACGCACGGCCTTCCGTGACCCCACCAGCGGTATGAATCCGCAGGAACGGGAATCGGCCTATGTGCAGGGCATCGTCGGTAACGCATGGAACTTGCCGGGTAGACCGACCAGACCCGATGAAGCCACGGCGACGCCGGAAGAAATGCAGGCATATTATCAGGCGTATGCAGAGTATGCGACCAAGCAAGAAAACTATGTCGTCAGTGCCTTGACGCAAGGCCCAACCACCGACTACCAGCGTTCTCAGCGAGGTGGCAACAAAGGTTACACCGACGTGGCGGCCCGTGAAATCTGGTGGCAGGCACAGAACAAAAACACGTCCGCCTGGGAGCTTCGCCGGCGCGAAGAAGAGGACCGCAAGTGGGATGCGATTGACACGGCCACGGCGGTCAATCTACGTGACGCCAAGCAGCGCATTCCCGGCGGTGACCGGATTCTCCAGACCTACCTGAACACGCCGGCAGGGGACGAGCGAGCCGCCTTGCGGGATAAAGACTGGCGCTATGCGGCGGTGACGACAGCGGCCTACAATCCCGACGTATGGGATGCCATGATCTCCGAGTTCGGGTTGGCGAAGACCCAAGCGTACTATATGGGACGCAGCGCGCCGAAACCGGAATGGCCGCGCCCAGAGGGTTCCCGCAACGCCACGGAAGAAGAACTCCAGACGTACTACACTGCACGTGACGAGTACTTTGTGGCTCATCCCCATGAGGAGGAGATTGGCCTATGGCTGTATGGGCGGTTAACTTATTCCGATTTTAACCAGACTCAAGGAGGCCCGTGGCGCTACGAGAATGGGCAGTGGGAAAAAGCAGAGAGTCTATTCCCACGGTTTGACCAGGGCGCACAGTACGACAAGGCAATGGAACTATTCACTCCTCGCATCTTCGACATTGAGCGCGAGTTCAAGCAGGCCAGCGTTGATGGTAAGTGGAGGCAATGGCGCGACAGTCACAAAGCGGATTATGCTCTGCTGGTTGGATATCAAGAATGGCAAAAATCACTGATCGAGATTCCCGGAACGGACAAAACTGCGGGACCTATTGTGGCGCAACTGCCCACCACGCGGTGGGGCGTCAACCCTGCGGAACAGATCATGACGCCCGTGCCGCAAGGGATGCAACCACGGGAAGTGACTTCCCGCACGCCGGGAACCAACATCCCGCAAGGGTGGGGTGGCATCAGCGGCATGGGACGGCCTGCGCCACAGCAGACATTCATCCCCACGTGGGGCGACGCATTGCCGCCGCTAGGTGGGCAGCCGCCCGAGCGCCCCATGGGCCCAGTCGCACCACAACTCGGCATGGCAGGCGTCAACCTGCCGCCGGAGACGGAGCGCACCGCACGGCAGTGGGCTATGCAAAGCGAGTCGTTCCAAAAGTCGGCTGCGTGGGAAGCGCGACGGCAGGCCGTGTATACGGAGTTCGGCGAGGACACCGGAAACCTATACGACCAATACCTGGCGCTACCGAAGGGAGATGCGCGGTCCGCGTTTAAGGCGGACCATCCCGAATTGAGGGCCGTATCCCTGTACACCTGGAACCCAGATGAGTATGCGTATCTGACCGAAACTTACGGCAAAGACGGCGTGATGACGTGGGCCATGACACCGACCTGGGCGGACACGCAACAAGCCAAGCAAGCGCGCAGCGATTACTACGATGCTCACCCGCAGGCATTTGAGATCAACGCGTGGCTGTATGGCCGACCGGGGGACCAGGGGGCGCTCGGCGGTGAAGGCGACATCACCGACGACGAGACCTTTACGTACAACTTCGGAGCCGATTATGACACAGCAAAGCAGATGTTTGGCGCGGACATCTGGACCATCGTCGCTGGTTACAAACGTGGTTGGGACAAGCAGACAAAGGCGGCTTACTTTGATCAGTATCCGCAACTGAGCGCATTCTTCGACTGGTGGTATGCCAACTTGCCGGACATGGGCGTGACGGCGGCGGCTGGGTATGGGCGCGCTTACTACGGTGGCGGCGGCGGCGGCGGAGATTATGTCTACGAGGGGGGCTTCGACGCTTATGTTGACCCGCGGCAGATGCAGAGCACGCTCTGGTATGGACCGGATAGAAGGCAGGCGTATCAGCCGCCGCGCTGGTATGCGCCTGGCTGGTTGGGTGCGGCGCGGGACATCGGACCGGAGCCGATCCGCAAGTGGCAGCCGCCGAGATGGTGACGTACATGGACCGCCTGACGATTCTCTTGACATCCGCACGGGAAGTTGCCATAATGATTATCAGCATGATCGAGGATTACCTGAACGTGCCGTATGACCGCAGCGCATTGGCGAAGCGACGGGCAAAGGTAAGGGAGTTGGCAAGGTGATCAGGATTGAAACAGGGAAAGTGTCCGAGTGGATGAACGACATTCTCATTCCCCGCAACGCGATGGATTCAGTATTGGGACCGTACACATACACGCAATATTACGGGCTAAGTGAAGAAGACATTGAGGAGTGGAAACGTGAAGATGCAGAAGAAGATGCAGAAGAAGATGCAGAAGACCTGCTCCAAATGCGGGTCGAAGATGAGCATGGACGCCAAGACTTGCCCTAAATGTGGCATGAAGATGGGCACTGGCAAGAAGTAATTTGACCTAGCACTTTTCCAATAGAATACGCATCACAAGTGATTGTGGGGCAGCGTTAACGCAACCTGGACAACCAGGCGGCGATGACGCTGCCCCTTTTTGTTTTTCATTGACACAGACGCCTCAGCGTCATTCACAGGAGCATGAATCACATGGCCGAGCAAGACCTTGACGCCCTTGAGCAGACTTCGGCAACGACCGGACAATCTGAACAGACAAGCGCCGACAAGTCGAAAGCAGAGGCAGAGTCCAAGAAGGCTAACTGGCAAGACGATCCGGAGTATCGGCGTCAACAGGCGGAGCGAGACCGCGAAACGGCGCGGCTCGCCAACGAGGCCCATCAGGCTAAGGCGGAAGCCGAAGCCAATCGCGCCCGCCTCGAAAGCCTGGAAGACCAGGCCTACGGCAAGGACGATTACGGCAAGATGCAGTTGGTGGCGCAACGGGCCGCGCGCGAAGCGGAAACGCTCAAGCAGCGTCTGGCGGCCTACGAGGCACAGGAAGCGGCGGACCGCGCCAAGAGCGAAGCCGCGGTGCGGGTTTCCGCCCAGTACGATGGCGTGACGCCCTCTGATCTGCTGGAGGCGAAGGATTACGACGACATGCACCGCCTGGCGCGAAAGGCCGAAGAGAAGGCGAAGACCGCCAAGCAACAGGAACGCGACGAGACGCGCGAAGCGAACAAGCCGGACCTGGGAGGGGGCGGTCGCTCGACGGCCAAAACACGGTTGGAAAGCGACTACGAAGCAGCCTTCAAGGAGGGTGACAGTGTTCGCATGGCACGCCTTCTGCGTGAGATGAGAGACAAGAAACCATAGCCGGGGGCCACGGCCCCCAGGAGGGCTAGATGGCAATTCGATATTCCTATACCGATACCACGACTCCAATTCGTGGTATCGGCGACACGATCTACAACATCGACTTTCAGCATGCACCCCTACTGCAACTGTTGAGGTTCGACAGCAAGAACGAGAGTAAGATCAGTATCAAGTCGGGCTGGCCCAATACCAAGCTCGAATGGTTGGAAGACGTCAACGTAGCGTTTACGACCTTGCTGACCGAGGACATGGACGGGTCGGAGACCGGCTGTGACGTGACCACCGGCACGGGCCAGTACTTTCGCCAGGGCGACGTTCTGGCGATCTACGCCGCGGCGGATACGGCACGCCAAACCGTGTTGGAGCGATACCTGGTCACGAGCGTCAGCACCGATACGCTGACTGTGGTGCGTGGGCACGGCGCAACCAGCGCAGTGGCGACAGCCGTCACCGGCGACACCGTCTTCCTGGAGACGCGGGCCGCGCCGGAGAACAACTCCTACGTCACCGAGCACATGACCACGCCGACCGCGCCGTATAACTACACTCAAATCCTGCCGGCGGCGGTCGAGATGTCCCGTACCGAAGCGCACATGACGCGCTACGGCATCAAGGACCACATGGATATGCAGGTCGCCAAACTGTTCGACAACGGCGGCAGCGAGGGCAGGCTGGCAAAGCTGCTGCACGGTATCTTCTACTACGGCGAACGTGTAATCCGTAGTTCGGGTAATGCCTACGGCTTTGCCGGCGGCTTTGACACGTTTGTCACCAGCAGCACGGCGAGTGCGAACCACGTGTTCAGCATGAGCAGCGCCGCGTTGCGGAAAGCGGACATGCACAAGGTCATGCGTGCGATTGCCGACAGCGGCGGGCGTTGTACGCACATCGTCACCGACTCCTGGCTCTACGAGAAGATTCCGACCTTCTACGAGGACAAGGTGCGGACGGTGGAGGAGAAGACCGTGCGTGGGATGCCGGAGGTGATGGAGATCATCACGCCGCATGGACGCGCCAAGGTTCTCTACGACTACTTGTGTGCGCCGGGTACGATGTACTTTCTCAACCAGGAAAAGTGCGGCTGGTTGCCGTTCGACGAGTTTGACCGCAGGAAGGTCTATGGCGACGACGCCAACCCATACGACGGCTTCATAGAACAGGTAATCGGGGAATATACGTTCTTCCTGGCGAACCCCAAGAGTTTCGGCAAAATTTCCAATTGCTCGATTACCAAGTAAGGGGGGCAACATGAGTGCATTCGAACTCGTCCCCACCTGGGCAAATCCGGGCATTGGGACGGAAGGGATCGCCACGTGGTATGGGGAGGATGTACCGGACGGTGACGCACATCCCTGGATGACCGTACCGATCAACAGTCTGTACCTGTATAAGACAAGCAGCACCTCCCCCGGCAAGATATACATGAAGATCGCAACCAACGATGCGGACGCCGATTGGGTTGTCGTACTGTCGCTGGCGGCGTCCACCGGGTTCATTCCGGTCTCGCTGACCTCGCTGTATGAGGTGAGTAGCAACGCCATCGTGCAGCCGCTCAAGACAGGCAGCCTCACCAAGGACATCCTGGTTCCGCTGAGCGACCTGATGGAGGTGAGTAGCAACGCCATCAAGGAGCCGCTCAAGACCGGGACGGTCGTGAAGCGGATTGGCATTCCGCTGGAATCGCTCCGGGAAACGTCGTCGGACGACATCATCAATGCGGCGGGCATCGGCGGCCTGCTGTCGAAAGACAGCACGCCGAACCTGGAGTTCACCAATGCCGACACCGACAGCGCCATCCGGCTTGACTGGGCTGCTGCCAACGTTGACCCGGTCACGTTCCAGGCCATCATCCCGGAGGACTACGACGAGGGTAGCGCCATCTCCCTAAAGGTCTTGGCGGCGATGGCCGGGGCAACCGACATTCCCGTCCTGGACATTGACACGTTCTTCGACACCGGCGACACCAAGGTGGAGGATGCGACCGGGGCCGTCACCGGAACGACCGTGACCGAATACACGGCCACGATTGCCGCCGCCGACATCCCGGCCTCCGCCAAGACAGTCAGCATCGAAATCACGCCCGCCGCACACGGCACGGACGTGCTGTATGTGTATGCCCTGTGGCTTGAGTACACGGTAGAGGGCAGTCCCAAGCTGGCGACGGTTAACGGCGATACCGACTCGGCGTTCGCTGTCACCTGGGTCGCTTCGGACGTGACGCCGGTAGCCTTCCAGGTTCCCGTACCGGGCGACTACGACGAAGGTGCGGTCATCACCGTCACCCTGTACGCAGAGATGGGCGGGGCCACGGATACGCCGGTTGTCAGTCTGGACACCTACTTCGACGTAGGGGATACCAAGGTCGAGGACGACACCGGGGCATTGGCGAATGCCGTGGGCGCAGTAACGGCCACGATAGCCGCCGCCGATATTCCCGCCTCCGCATCTACCATGACCATAGAGATGACGCCGGGCGCTCACACGACCGATACCGTCATTCTCTACGCCGTCAAACTCACCTACACGGTGGAGGCGTCGCCCAAGCTGCAATATGCCAACGGTGACACCGACTCCGGGATGCTGGTAACGTGGGTGGCAAGCGACCAGACGCCGGTTGCGTTCCAAATCCCGCTTCCTCCCGACCTGGATGAGGCGGGGGCTGTAGAAATACATGTGCGGGCCAAGTCCGGCGGCGCAACCGACACGCCGGTCATTGACATAGACTCCTATTTCAATGAAGGCGACACTAAGGTCGAGGATGCGACGGCGGCTCTAAGCGCAGCCTTCGCAGAGAAGACGGCTACCATCGCGGCGGCGGACGTGCCCAGCGGGGCGCAGGTCCTCACGGTAGAACTCACGCCGGGAGCGCACACGACGGACACGGTTGTCGTCAGCGGCGTATGGCTCGAGTACACGCGGGCTTAGGCAGGTAAAGCGACTAGGACCGCCCTGTAGAAAGCACTACAGGGCGGTCTTGTAAGGGGGATAACGAATGCAGGTAGTCAAGTTTGCCATCGCGGTGGATGCAAGCGGAGATTACACCAGTTCTGTCGCCACTGCGCCCGGTTCCGATCTGCTAACCGGGACCGGGCCGCTGTTGTTGCACGCGGTGGAGTGGGTGGACGGCGACCTGGCGGATGGGGTGGACGCCGTGCTGTCCGTCACGGACACCCTCAGCGGCGTAGATCATACGCTGCTCACGCTCACAGATGCCAACAATGATGCCTGGTATTTCCCGCGCCCGGTAGAAAATGACGCTGCGGGCGCAGCATTGACCACGCGCACCCTGGATGTGGTGTATGGCACGCTTAAGCTGGTCGTGGCACAGGGTGGCGTGAGCAAAAGCGGTGCGTGCATCGTCTATCTGCTGGAACCATAAATGGCACCGGGAAACAAGATGTCTCTGTCACTCCTCGGCTTAATGGGCGGCGGCCCGCACCTGACGGGGGGCGGCTTCGCATTGCCCTTCTCCGACACGTTCACGCGTGCGGACGGTGCGCTCGGTGCCCCGTGGCTGGCCGGGACAACGTGGGCCATCGTCGGCGGCAAGGCCGTCAACACGCCGACGACGGGCGCGGAGTTGCTGACCGATCCGGGACTAGAGGCCAACTATACCGCTGGTAAATGCGATACGCTCTCGAAGATCGGCTCGCCTACGCTGGTGCAATCAGCCGATGTGCATGGTGGCAGCAAGGCACAGCAATTTACGGCGACGGTGGCGAACGACCGAGTTGCCTGGCTCGCAACAGCCGCCCCAATAGCGTTTGCGTGGTATGTGGCATCCTGCTATGCCAAGCAAACGGCAGGCGCAGCCGGAACCGTACACGCTCCCCGTATAGCAAACAATGATGGCGTGCTGTTGGTATCCATCCCGATAGTATCGGCCTCCTATGCGCTAAATGCGACGACATTCCGGTCGCCCAGTACGGCGACGCTATCCTTGTTTATGCGTGAGATGGGGTCGTCGTTTGATACAGTTCTGTTGGATGATGGGTCCATAAAAGCCCTCTCCCTCCCCACCCTGTTCGCCCCCGTACAAAGCGGCGCAACCCATGTCACGGTTAGCGCCGCCGCTACGATTGTGGCAGGCACGCAGGCGGGCGTGTTCTGTAACCTGGACAGCGTAGCCAATCCGCAGAACTTCGTCGTGGGCTATCACGACGGCACAAAATGCGTCATGGAAAAAGCGGTCGCCGGTGTGTACACGACGCTGGTCAGCGTGACGACGGCCTATAGCGCAGGGGCGGCAGTCAAGATTATCCGCCCTGCCGGAGGAAACGTATTCCAACTCTGGTATGGTGCTAGCCAGGTCGGGACGGACCAAACGATAGCCGATGCCGGGATTATCGGCAACACCTATCACGGCCTCTTCAGTAGCTACAGCGGCAATACGCTCGATTCATTTTCCGCGATTGCGAGTTAACTATGGCCTCAGCAATCTTCGCAGTACCCGTCGCAAGCAACAGTCCGGCCCTAACCGTCGGCCCGGACGCCGAAGCGCAGTGCCTCGGCTTTAGCTGCATCGGCCAAGTGCCGGTCGCCGCCACTTGCCTGGTACGAGTCTATGGCACAAAGTCGCAGTTGGACGCGTTGGCGAATGACGCCAAGCTGATGGCGGTCGAAGCGGTGGAAGGCACGTTAAGCAAGACCTCGACCGCCGTAGTTAAGACGCTGCGCGAGTCGTTGGGTGTGACGGAGGCGCAGTATGCGGCGGGCAAGCGCATCGCTACGACGACGAAACCTGACGACGTGGTGGAGCCGAAAGCCAAGTGAGGTTCGTCGCCGCCGTGCTTCTGGCCTGGTATCTTGCCCTGTCCGTCACGCCGCAGCCCGTGCCGAGCGGACTAGGGAACGTGAGACCAATTGATACGGAGTATGATTGCCGTTATCGCTCCTCTACTCACATTATATTCGGAGGCAAGTTTAGGTTGGCTGACATTACCCATCGCGTACCTACGTCGAATTTCAACAACTTGGTCTTCCGTGAGTTTGGCGTGTGAATGTGTAATGCCACGGCCTTGTCGATTCTTTCTGGTCATGTCCGCGCTATTCTCAGCCTTTGTTCCGAGGAACAAGTGGTCAGGATTCACACAGGCAGGTTGGTCGCAAGTATGACATACGCAGAGACCGTCTGGGATCGGCCCTTTATGCAACTCATAGCTATAGCGATGCGCCAGTATATGTTTCTTGTTGTCACGCAACTGACCATAGCCGTATGTCGTTGTGTTCCCTGTCCACACCCAACAGACTCCTGTGCGCTTGACATTCGCCCAGAAACGTTCGAGCAGGATTGGGTGACGATTGTGGCTACTGAGAAAGCGAACAGGTTGACCGATGGCCCATTCGCGTGCTTTGTGACTTTGGGGCGCAAGGTTTGTTCTCTGCCCACAGCCACATTGGCACTCGCCATAGGGCGCATACAGGCCGTGTTTAGCGACCCACGGGGCATAGTCAGTTATGCTGTCGGGAAAGTACGGAGTATCATGGAGTTGCATCGGAAGTTCATCCCTTCTGGTGTCAAGCCCAGGGCGTTGGTAGCGCCGCTGGGCAGTTCTATTGATGCTTACAGTATAGCACGGATAGGCGAATTAGTCGAGTGAGGCTCGTTGCTGTGGTACTATTTGGATGGTATATGGCGTTAAGTTTTACCCCAGTTGTGACTGTACCTGGGGGGAAATTAGGTGTGGCGATTGCATGGCAACGAGGATCGCCCTGGGCCGAAAAATCCTTAGATTTGTTAGGGAATCCGATTTGGCAAAATTGGATTTATGACCACATGAGCGACCCTAATTATCTTCCTACCGCTTATTCTCTGAATCCAGCGACAATGCAACAGTACATTGATGCAGCCGCAGACCAACCGGGGCATTTGTTTTTGTTGGGGAGCGAACCAAATCTAGTCCAGACCTATATTGACCCGATAAAAGCGGCTGAGTTCGTTCGACGGTGGGATACGGAAATCGGGGGGGAATACGCCTGTTGCGGCACAGTCCAATGGGCCGGATGGGAAGCATGGCTAAACGCGTACCTAACGGCGGGTGGAATAGTGCCAACGATGTGGTCTCTCCACATCTTTGACACCTATGCTTACCCACCCATAGCTGAGTTCAAGGTCTGGATGCAGAACCACGACGCTGTTCGTCCTATCATGGTGACAGAGACGGCCTGCCCGTGGTGCGACGTAGCTGGCAATCAAAGTCTGATGGACGGTTGGGCTAGATTGTTGGGTAGTGGGGATGTGTTTACAGTTATTTGGTACTCTGATGCTGATTGGCATCATCTTTGGCCGACCACCGACCTGATGAATTGGGACGCCACCGAGTTGACGCCGCTCGGCTTGCACTGGCTGTCGTTGCAGCCAGGCGGGGCGAACGACCCGCACGCAACGCCGACGGTGGAGCCGACCGGGTTGGACGAGGACGAGCAGCCGCGGCGGATGTGGATGCCGGATGTGAGGTGAAATGTACATTCAACCTTATTTGCGCGCCCAAACTGACCTGCTGGCCGACATCCAGGCGGACGGTTACACGACCGCGCTGGGCTGGTCAGCGCCGGAAGTGTATCGGGCCATGAACCGGACGTTGGCGGGTTGGCAGAAGCGCGTACTCATCCCGCGTCTATACACCATCACCGGCGGCTGGGTGGCGGGCACGTACGCGTATAGTTTGCCTGCCTACGTGCGCCCGCCGATCACGCCACAACTGCTGCGGACACGCCCCTACGACGAAGACTTGCCCACTACGGGGGACCAGACCTGGCAGGATTTGCCGGGCTGGATGGAGGAGCCGGAGGCGGACGGCGGCCTGACGTTGCGTGTGACCATGTTGACCTATACGCAGGAGGGCAGGGTCATTTGGTATGCGCCCAACGGCAGACTGCCAACCGGGACCGCGCCCACCACCAACGCGGAGATCGACGCGGACGATACCAGCCTGACGATGGGCAGCGCCGTGGACTGCGAGGATACGGGTTGGGTGGACATGGACGATGAACGGCTGTTCTATGCGGGCAAGGGCGTGGCCTCGTCCGTCACTACGTTGAGCAACCTGGTCCGCGCCCAGAATGGGACCACGGCGGCCACCCACGTGTCCGGCAGCAGCGTCGTGTGGGGTGTAGCCGTAGACGACCTGGGACTGTACGAACAACTAGCCAACCAGACCAAGGCGTATCTGCATCAGCAAATGCTCATCAACACCAGCGCCCATGAGACGGGGCGACACGAACGGCTCATGCAGTACTACCAGAACGAGGCGGACAAGTTCTGGGTGGGCTACGCCTCGCAGCGGCCCAGTCCGCGCATGGTGCTGGACCGCCGCTTCCTGCTGAGGTGACATGGACGATCTCAAAGAACTATTTTCCGTATGGATTCCACGTTTGGGGCTGGGCTGGTGGGACATCAATATCCGATACTATGATGACCCTGAAGAAGTGCTCCAAAGGTTTGGTTCAACCGATGCCGCAGATCATCTCGTTGCCGCCAGGACATACACGCATTGGATGTACGGCAAGGCCACGATTGATGTCAACCTTCACGCGATGCGAGAGCTGACCCGCGACGAACTGAAAACTATCGTAGTCCATGAGCTTTGCCACATCTTGGTCAACGAAATGCGCGAGGGTGAACTACACCACGAGGAGCGTGTTGTCACGGGTCTGACCAAAGCGTTTCTCTGGGCGGTCGAATCGGCTCTAAACGACAACCGTGATAGGAAGGGCGAGTCGTAAGCAATGTCCACGATCCAGTTGGGTGCGCCTGGTGCGCTGCGTAAATACCCGGTTAAGGCGCGGGGCGACGGCCTATTGTGGGGGCGAGGCCCCGCGCAACCGTTCTCGGCTAAGGTCAACACGTCTAATCCATACGACGAAGTGGACATCTGGAACGAGTGGGTACAGACCGACTGGCAGCCGGGCGTGGGGCGCGTCGTCCCGGAGGAGGGCGGTTTTCTGTTCGGCGAGACGGACAGCCGCGTGCCCAAGCAGTTGATCCTGCCGCCGCTCTTGTGCCAGACCGACCAGCGCACGGTCAACGGGACGCCCGCCGACTGTCGCTATATGCCGGAAACGATGGCCGGCAACGAAGTCACGGTGGGGCCGAGTGCCGCCGTGCGGCGGATTGCGGTCCAGTTCACGACGCCCGCCTTTGTTGATCTAGAGAGCGCCGAGTTTCTTACCAAACAGGGCTTCTTTTTCTACGGCAAGGTCCCCAACGGCGTCGAGGTACGCATCGCCGTTTACAGCAACAGCGCAGGCGCACCCAACGCCAGCGTCGTCGCGGACACCTTTACGGCCTACGAGACGGCCCCGACCTACTACTGGTGGGGTGTGCAACTTGCCAGTGCGAGTCTGGCGGAGAGCACCACCTACTGGATGATCGTCGAAGTCGTCACCGCGGGCGAAACGATCTCGGTGGCGACCGGAAACAGCGGCTACACGGTGGCGTCGCAGACCTACAACGGCACGACCTGGGCGGCGCTGACCGGCAAGTACCTCTGCTACACAACGGACATTCACACGACCAACATCGGAGGCTTTACGGCGGGAGGTTCGGCGGCGGGCAGCATCATCCGACGGTTTAACGATGCGCTCTATTTTGCGCGCGGGAGTTGGGTCTGGAAATATAATACGACCAATAGTGCGTGGGAATATACCAGCGCCATTGCCGGTGGCGACAACATCATCAGCGCCGAAGTGTTTGGACCGCGTCTTTACTTGGGAACGAACACCGGCAACTACGGTTATCTTGACACACTTGACGCCATCACGTCCATCGGCAGCGGGGCGCACATCCTGCTCGAATACCAGGGGTTGCTCTATCGCGTAGATGAGTACGAGTTATATTACTCCGCCAACCCGGACGGCGGTTGGACGGGACCGTATGCCGTGGGTAGTTCGGCGTTTCGCATCACGGGGATGGCCGGGCTGGGCGACTCGCTGTATCTCGCCAACGCCAAGGCGTTGTACCGTTTTGCGCCCGGCGACGTGGTGGAAGAGGTCTTGCGGTGGGGGGCGGAGGACGACGCCAATGGGTTGGGGATGTTGACCTGGAAGGGCAGCATCTATATCCCGCTGGCCGACCGCATCATGCAGATGACAGCCGACGGACAGATTCAGGACGTTTGGATTAGCACCGAAGGGGACCTGCCATACGAACGGTTGGGTCGCATCGACTTTCTTTTCGGTAGCAACAACTGGCTCTTGAACTATATCAATTCGCGCGGCCTTGTGCCGCGTCCGATGGTGCTGGCCTACCAAGAGGAGGGCTGGCACACGCTGGCGACGTTGCCCAACGAACCGAACCCCGTCACCACCGAAAGCAACTTGGTCACTTACTACGACCGCGGCACGGGCAGGCTCTGGATCGCCTGTAGTGTGCTAGGACCCATGTACATAGACCTGCCTGACTACGCTATCAACCCCTACAACGACACCGCCAGCCGCTACATGCCCTATGCGTGGGTGGAGTGGGACAAGTTCTTCGGCGGGCAAATCTTGCTCAACAAGGACTTCGAGAGCGTCATCATCAGCGGCGACGGGCTGGACGCGACCGGCTATATCCAGGTCTACTGGCAGGACGAGGGCAGCACGGATTGGGAACTACACGGCACGATAGACAGCGACGGCAAGGAACTGCGCTGGACGGACTATGCTACGCGTCCGGCGGGCAAGTGGGTCAAACTGGGGCTGCTGCTGGTCAGCACGGACGGGACAGCGACGCCGCGCGTGCGTGCGGTGGTGGTCAAGTTCCTGCCCATGGTCAACGACCGCTTCCGCGACACCATAACCTTGACGCTGGCGGACTACATTACCTTCCCGGACGGCACGCAGAGCACCTACACGCGGGCGCAACAGTGGTCACACCTGGACAGCATGATCCGGCGCGTCATTCCGTTTATCTACCAGGACCCATTGGGCGACCAGTACGAGGTCAAGGTCGTTGACTGGAGCTGCAACGTGCCCCTCTACAACACGGACACCGGCTCCGGTGTGGTCCGAGAGCAGGAAGTAGTCCTGGTGCTGGAGCAGACGCCCAATGCCGGATACACGCCTTAAACCCCTCGCCAAACCTAAAGCCCTGAAGCGGCTGCCCGGATTGGGCAGGCGGGAAAAGCTGCCGCCGCTACCCAACTTGGGTGGTGAGCCAAGTACAGTCACGCTCACGGACGACGCGTTGCAGCGTCTGACGAACCAGTTGGGTGATGAGGCGTTGGCGAAGCGCGTGTTGAAATTGCAGGAGAAATGGCCGCAGGGGACCGTGCCGGAGATGATCGTCATGGACTTCCTGGAACGGAGACGGGTTAAGTACGAGTACCAGGTATGGCTGCTGGGCGGTCGCGTCCTCAAGGGAGGCCAGGTCGTGGACTTCGTGGTGGACCTGGGCATTGGCGTTATGATCGTCGAAGTGGAAGGAAACTACTGGCACACCCGTCCCGGCAAGGCGCAGTTGGACGAAGGGCAAAAGATGGCGCTGTTGGGGCTGATGGTATGGGGAAAGAAGGTTCGCGGTGTGGTCGAGGTGTGGGAAAGCCGGATTGCAACCGACAACCGGACCCGTCGCGACCAGGCGCTCAACGCAATGTTGCAGGGCAAAGGGTTAGGAGTCTGATGCTCACCGCCAACGATCTCAAACAGGTCATGCGGTCAGTAGCGACATGGACCGAACGCTACTTCTGGCGGAAGAACTCGCACGTGCGGGTCAGCGCGGGGTCTGTGCATCGTTCGCTGCCGATTGTTCTGGACGACGACGGCAAGGTGGATGCGAGTATGCTGGACTCAGCGGACATCGCTGCTGCCATCCACGCCGCCACGCTGGACGCCGTGCCGCTAGACGCCGACGAAGTGCCGGGCCTGGATTCATCGGCTTCATTTGCATTGTTGAGATGGACGTGGACTGATATCAAGGCATTTCTCAAGACGTACTTCGACACGCTGTATAACCTGTACGTCCACCCCAACCATACGGGCGACGTGACCAGCATAGCGGATGGGGCGACCACCATTGCTGCTGATGCCGTGACCTATGCCAAGATGCAGAATGTTTCGGCCACAGACAAAGTGCTCGGACGTGCTACCGCTGGAGCGGGCGATGTGGAAGAAATCGCCATGACTGCGGCGGGGCGGGCGTTAGTAGATGACGCCGATGCCGCAACGCAACGTGCGACATTGGGGCTGGGCACGATAGCCACCGCTGCCACAGGCGATTATATTCCGGCTAATGGCGCTACTGCCGTTACCGGCGACGCCAACCTCAACCGCGCTCAACTCGACATTGCCGACATCACCAGCACCCAAACCCTCACCGTAGACACCGAATACACCGGCGACGCCAACCTGCGTAACTTCGTCACTACTCTCGACCTCACCCTCACCCGCAATGGCAACAGTGCCATTTACGTTCTCGTCCACGCCATTTTCTATTGGCGGCACAACGGCGCAGATGCTACCGTGCTCACCGCCTACGATCTCAGCTATCATGCCAATAGCTCTCAGGTGGTTAGCCTAGCTACCACCACCGACGGTGTGCGCCTCACTGTCACCGGCCCCCACAGCAACACCTGCAACGAAAACGCCGTCCAAATCGCAACCTTCGGCTCCGATTCCCAACAAATTTCACACACGGTGACTATCACATGACCAGAATCATTGAAGAAGGTGAAGTTCGCATCCAGGGCGCAGAGGCGACCGACGGCATCTTGGGATTATACTCAGACCAGGGAGACGATGACGCTGACAAATGGAGAATTACTAAATACGCATCAACAGAAAATCTCAATTTCGAATACTGGGATGGAACGACATGGCAGACTGCTTTTGCTCTCGTGAGAGAAGGAAATGTTAATCAAACTCTTTTATTTCCAAGTCTGTATATACGGCAACTAATATCTGCACCGACTTTCACGAAGCCTGTTTTACAGCTAGAGCAAACAGATTTATCGGAGGAATTTATTGAATTTGATGCCACTGTCGCGGCGGGTAATCCGATCCAGACGGCCGCCGTAGGGACGTACTACGGCAAGATTCGGGTATCGGTAAATGGAACGTTTAAGTACATAGCACTCTATAATACGTAGGCTGTAGTGACCGTGCGGGCGTGGGTGGTGGCGACGGAGCGCACGCGCGGCGAGATTGTGGCGCTGGCGGCAGGCGAGGGGTATTTCACGATTGAATAATGTCTGTCATGTCATTCACCTCTCTAATACGTCCCAGCGCCGCCAGCATTGCCGCGGCCACTTGCACGGCAGTATAATCCCCGGACGGTTTGCAGCGGGCATGTTCACGCCACCGTTTGCGATAGCCGGGTTTAATCTCGATAATGGTAGGTTCGTTACGCTTGAGCCGGTACTGTGCGCCGCTTGTCAGCGCGTTTGCTTGTCGTGCCACCTTTTTGTTCCTTTCGTTCAATGTACCCCCCTCATTTCGCCCCACGCGGCGTCTCAATGATGCGGGTCGTGTAAGGTCTGCGTCCCCGTGGCCCGCGCTTGGCGCGCAGCGCGTCATGGCGAATGGACCACACCAGTCTGAATAAGTTGCCATCCCAGCCGCTGCGTGTTGGGCGACGTTGGGGTGGAGCGGGCCGTCTGACCTGTTCATGGCATGAGCAATCCTCGAACTGGCAGGTGTGGATGACATGCCCTCCGGCCCAGTGGCAGCATGGATTTCCGCCACTACATTTCTGCTTACATGGCACGCGCGTCATGTTATATTGATCTTCGGCGAAATTGGGCATTGTGTAATCATGGCTGCATCTCCTGTTCCCATTCCATTTTGCGCGTTTCTTCCGGTCCCGGACAACTGCGAGGTGTAAGGCCATAACGCCATCCCTTGCGCGTCCGACCAATCATGTCCAGGTGCATGTCTGGCGTGTTGATGTAGTCGAGTCCCGCGACACGCTTTCGAGTTCGCACGCCGCCGCAGACGATGCAAAACGAAACGATGGTATCCATGAATGTCTCGCCTTCGTCCCATTGATGCCTCATGGTAGTCTCCTTCCTTCCGATTTTCGTCTCGCTTCATCCCGGTGCAGACCGTGGATGCGCTGCGTCAACTCGGCGATCTGGTGTCGCAGTTCCAGCCGCTTGCCCGCGGCTTGCGGCATGTGGGTCAGGGCATCATGCTCGGCGTGCAGCTTGGCGATGTCGGCGCGCAGGGCGATCTCTTGGTCAGTCATGCTGTGCCGGCGTTCACTGTCGGCGTGCGTGCGGCCAATAATGTTACCTGGTGACGTAGCCGATTGCGCTCGCTGATAACATCCTGCAACACCGTCTCCTTGCGTCGGTTGCGTTCTGCCAGTGCCAGATACGCCAGGATGATTTGGTCCTTCGTCATTGCTCGTAGTCGCGGGGCGGTGAGTTGCTGGTCTGCGCTCATGCGGCCTCCAACAATCGCTTGCCTTCGCCCAACTGTCGCTGGTCGCGTTGCCGCCACACCTCATCGCAGCCAATCGCAATGCCGCGCAGACTGTCGGGACAGTACGCCCGCTTGCGTTCCTCTGCCGTCATCTCTATGCCAAGCTCATTACGCATCTGCCTGAGTTCTGCCACCGTGGGCAAAAACTTGGACGTTGTAATTGCCTGGTCTACCATTTCCTGCAACTGGTCAACAGGGATGGATACCAGCGCCCGCTCATACACCGCTATCGTCTGGAGCGACATTCCCGCGCTGGGATAGGCCGCGGCCAATTGCTGCAAAACGCCGGTCGTGTCCACTAGATGCTCCCCGCGGCCTTGAGCCGCCGAAATTCGTCGAAGTTCGCCATAGTCTGTTCGCTCTTGGATAATGGCCTGCCATTATTGCGTGGAATGGGCATATCCATCGGAACGGCTGCGCGCAGCTTGCCGATCTCATTGCGAAGCACATTGAGAGTAGGCCGCTGGTTCTTCTCAGTCCAACGGAAGTCTTGAAACCACACCTCAGTCATAAATCGCCGCACATCATCCGAACCGTACTCGGCTTTCTTTAGGATGCCGATAACTTGCGCCACGCGTCCGGTGGCATCCTTCGTCAAGGTCTTGTAATCCCAGCCGATAACTTCACAAATGGCGGCGAAAAATTCCTGTTGGGGAGTCGGGTCGGGCTGCGGCGTAGCCGCAACATTCTCTGGTTTCCCTTCCGGTTCTCTATCCGGTTCTTTCTGATCCGGTTCTTCTATATATGCGGACAGGATGTCTACCCTGTTGGTGACAGGATGTCTACCCTGTTCGGTCAGGATGTCTACCCTGTGGTAGTCAGGATGTCTACCCTGTGCATCTACAGGGTAGACATCCTGACTACCCTGTTCGGCGCATTTGGGTGCAAGTAATATCCTGTAGTATGACGGTGAGTGATACTGCGGACGCGTGGCAATCTCAATCTCGCCCATCTCGACCAACTCGATAATCGCCCGCGTGACCGTGCGCTCCGACAACCCACATTCAACGGCGATACGCTCATGTCCAGGCCAGGCGATACCGTCATCATCGGCATAGTCCGACAACAGCATCATCACGGCGCGGGCGCTCCGCTTGGCTCGGCTATGTTGGCGCACGATGTCACGATAGCGTCTACCCATTTGTTATCTCAGTTCATCGCGCCCGGCGTCGGTTAGCCGGTATTCATAGCGGCAGAGAAGTCCCTCATGCGGGCGGTGTTCCACCAGCCCTAATACACGCAGCCGTTTCCAGGTCGTACCGTGGATGCCGAGACCGTTGCTCGGTACGTAATGCCGCCACACGCCGGATGCCGTACGTATGCGCCGCAGGGCACTGAGTTGGTGCGTGGTGAGTTGTGTCATGGCGACGCTCTAAGTCGTTCGCGACCTGCCGGAATGATGCGGTACTTGCGCTTCATGTCGATTCGTTGGCCGTCGTTGCTGCGAGTCTTGAAGTATTGGGCCTCGGCATAGCCGCGCCGGCAGAGTTTCGCCAGCATGTTGCCCGTGCTGCCGATCTCTGGCGGCAACACCCAAATTTGCGCTTGGGCCAGGGCCGCGAGCGCCTCGTAGGCGACCGTGGATAATTTTTTCGTGCGGATTACTGTCATGTCAATGAGTCTCCCAGGGACCGAGCCATATCACCGTCGAAACCGTACCTACGCCGGCAATGGCGGCGTCACGGCTGATACAGCCCGGGCCCCACGCAAAGGAGGGTTTACTCGCCTGCCGCACCAGTCTGGACTATACCCGCAGGCGTGTGACTGCGCCCTGGGCCGGATTCACCTGGTGTAGCCCGTTTCCACTGTCGAGATCAGATTAGTCCCGCCGGTCGCTCACGGTGGCGATTTGGCTCGGCTGCGTGCTCGTCGTCATGCTCACGCGTGGCCGGGCTAGTGGGTCGGGCAGGAGTTGAACCTGCATCCTCTATGATGCGAACACGACAGGGATTGTGTCGAGAATTGCCACACAATCGGGTCGAGTGTGTTCGCGCGCCGCTCTAGCCTTGAGCTACCGACCCAGGGTGCCGGGTGTTTGCGGCACACCCGGCGAAGCCGCTGCCCCACCACCCGGTGATTACGGCTACGCCGGGAACCGTCCTGCTTATTCTGCTCCGCAGTACCACCGCCATCGTGATTAGTTTTCCCTTTTCGGCTCATATTCCGAATCTGGAATCCTCCCACGTTAGCTACGATCTCCTGGGAGCATTGGACCACCGCCGCAGTGCCGACCTGCGCCGCCCGAAGACGGGGAACCGTCCGCGGAGTGTGTCGCTACAAGTCCGTCCGTTCATTGAGTACCCTCACGAGATCGCGCGCTAATCATCACCCCGCGGCAACGTCACCACGAGTTTGCCGGTCTTATGGTCGATGCGAAACTCCCAGGCATCTAACTCCGGGTATCGCTCTCGAAGCGACCGATATAGCATTTTGTTCTGCGCCTCCGCTTGGGCCAATAGATTTAGGATGCCGTTGTATAGTATGTCGCCCTTCTCGACGAAGGCTGTCGCGGTGCCGCGGGTGGCATCGTCCATCTCTATCACAAAGCCAACTTGAATTTCGCTATTCATTTCGTTCTCCTCGCTAGAATCAGATTTTATCCTCCCGGCCATACTCCGCCAGTTGGGGGCGCACTTGCCGCCGACTGACGGCTTGTGATGCCGATGCACCTGCGTCACAAACGCGTGCGCTTCAGCGAGAGTTAATGGTTGGAGTTGGAGCATCACACCCACCCCATCGTCCGCGCCGCCAGCCACAGCAGCAACGCGAATGCCGCCAGGAACCACACGCCGCGCTCGTGATGATCTCCGCGTTCCCCGCTTACACGAGGACGGGGACTAATCTTGTCGTAGTCGTGCCATGTTGCGTCCGTCATTCAATCGGCTCCCGCCGGCCGTTGGCGGCGACCATCTCCAGATTCATCGCCTCTGTTTTCTGCTCTGGTTTGATTCTGCCGGAGGCAATATCCACTAACTGACGTAGCAATTCCGAACGCGAATAACCAAGCGCCGACGCTAGCAAATTAACCTGTTTTATCTGCGCCGGTGAGAACCATGCGCCAACAAATTTATCTTCCGGTCTATGTGCCATGCGACACCTCCTATAACTATTATGACAGTGTTTTTAACAATGTCAATAGTCGGTCTGATTCGGTACAAAACTTTAAGGTTGCATGCTTGACATTAGTTAAAAACACTGTCATAATGGTATCAGACAGGGACGCAGCGAGCGACCCGCAACGAGGAGGAGATAGAACGATGGCAATTGACAGCACGAAATTCACGGATGACCGGCTTGAGAACATTGCCATACTCGCCGGAGATGGCTGTTCACCGAGCATCGTCGAGGATTACATTGAATTTCATTGGGACAACCAGGAAGAACACGACGCCTGGATTGCCACGGCGACGGATGAGGAAATTGCGGATTGGATCGCCGCCTGCCGCAAGTAGCCCACACAAAAACGGCCCGGCGCTGCGCCAACAGCATCGGGCCAAGTTCCCAACTGAAAGGCAGGAACACCATGAGTATAACACTTGAGTACAGCAATAGCAAGGATGTCACGACCCGCAATCTGGACGCCCAGGCCGCCCGGCGTGACCTGGAATGGCAACGTGGATTCGGCGCTTGCCAGTTCGCAGAGTGCAGCTACGCCGACCTGCCGAACGAGGACCAGCGCCAGGGCTGGCGAGCCGCCGAACGAGCCGGGGCCGATGCCGATACCGAGACGTACTTAGCCGACCGCCGTCATGCCACCGACGAATATACTGTCGTTCGCGAACTAGGAGCGTGGTAAACATGAACGCAATGATTCCCGTCACCGTACACGCCGATGAACTGGATACAATCCAGCGCACGGCCCGCCTGTTGGCGGTGTCTGGCTACTTCGACGCCAAAGGCGACACGCCGATGGCAATTGCCCAACTCGCGACCAAGATTCTAGCCGGTCGTGAACTTGGTTTTGGTCCCTACGCCGCTGCCCGTGGCATCTATATCATCAAAGGCAATCCATCCATTTCTGCCAATCTCATGGCCGCCGCCGTCAAAGGCAGCGGACGCTATGACTATCGCGTCAAGGAGCTCACTGACGCCAACTGCGTTGTGGAGTTCTTCGAGTTGTCAGCCGGCAAGCGCGAGTCGTTGGGCGTGTCCTCGTTTAGTGCCGCCGACGCCAAGAAAGCCGGAACGCAGAACATGGACCGTTTCCCGCGTAATATGCTATTCGCCCGCGCCATGTCTAATGGTGTGCGGTTTTACACGCCAGACGTGTTCTCCGGCAATGCCGTTTATTTGCCGGAGGAACTTGGCGCGAGTGTGGATGGAGATGGCAACGTGGTAGATGTGGAATTGCCCAGGCGCACCGTAGACGCCGCGACAGGCGAAATCCTACCAGTCGCCCCCGCAACGCCCCGCAGCGCCCCGCCTATGCAGCCTAGCGTCGGGATTGACGGCGACATGCTGTTTGGCACAGACGCCGCCGCCTTCAATCGCATGGTTCCCGGCGCTAATGCAGGCATTCCCTGGTATACCGCCGCCCGTGAGACCCTCACCCCTGCCATCCGGATCATAGCTGATGATCTGCTCACGCTCCACCGCAACAACGGCGGCCCGTGCAGTCCGAAGGCATACGGCTACCTCAGTGGCCTACTCGATAGTGTAATCGAGCAGGCGACCGGCGCTGAGGATGCACATCGCCGCGTACTGACCGTGCTATGCCAGATGGACGTGACCGACATCAACCGGCCATCCGCAACGATGGTGGGTCGCCTGTTGGCGTATCTCGCCACACACATCAAGGATGCCGCTGGGAACAAGGTTGAGAACCCGGACTATTCGCAGCTCATCGCCGATGCGATGGTAGCCGTGTTCCGGGCAGCCGAGGCCGTAGGCACGTCGTCGCTACTAGAAGCATAGGAGGATTCATGGCATATAAATATCCGCGTTATTTGTGGCGGAAGATCAAGCAACAGGGCCGTCGCCATCCACAATGCCGAAGCTGCAAGAAGATTCCGGCGGATGGCGAAAAATACTTCGAGGTAACGATCCAGCAAAATATCTTCCGCGGCGATGATGAAATGACCTACTATTGCATGGCGTGTGGCTCACGTATCAAAGCCTCACAGCCCGCCTAGCACCGCACCCGCCGGGTCGCGCTTCGACAGGTGGCCCTTAACCTGGAAAGGGAAAACGATGAAAACATATACCACAGAGGAGCTTACCGAGATTTTGCGCCTTCACAAAATGTATGTGGAGGACCATAGGGACGGTAAGCGCGCGAACCTCAGCGGGGCGAACCTCCGCGGGGCGAACCTCAACGGGGCGAACCTCAGCAGGGCGAACCTCAACGGGGCGGACTTCAGATGGGCGAACCTCCGCGGGGCGAACCTCAGCGAGGCGAACCTCAGCGGGGCGAACCTCAGCGGGGCGAACCTCAACGGGGCGGACTTCAGATGGGCGAACCTCCACGGGGCGGACCTCAGCGAGGCGAACCTCAGCGGGGCGAACCTCAGCAGGGCGGACTTCAGATGGGCGAACCTCCACGGGGCGGACCTCAGCGAGGCGAACCTCAGCGGGGCGGACCTCAGCAGGGCGGACCTCAACGGGGCGAACCTCCACGGGGCGGACCTCAGCAGGGCGGACTTCAGCGGGGCGAACCTCAGCAGGGAGGACTTCAGATGGGCGGACCTCAACGGGGCGAACCTCAGCGGGGCGAACCTCAGCGGGGCGAAACTCA